GAACCAATTTACGTTAGACAATATACTGGCGTATTTTCAACTCTAACCAGAACTGCAACTCTCCTTGATGGTTCCGGTAATACTACTTTCCCAGGCACAGTAACTGCACAATCTGATATTAAATTAAAGACAAACATCAATACAATTGAAAAGGCTCTAGAAAAAGTATTGAAGTTGCGTGGAGTTGAATATGATCGTATTGATATGAATGGCGAACATCAAATTGGTGTTGTCGCTCAAGAAGTTGAAGAAGTAATCCCTGAATTAGTATTTGAAACTGAAGATGGAACTAAGTCTGTTGCTTATGGAAACATGGTAGCAGTTCTAATCGAGGCAATTAAAGAACAACAATCACAAATAGAAGACCTGAAAAATCAAATTAATGAACTTAAAAAATAAATAAAAAAACATAAATACCTCTAGGAAACTAGGGGTATTTTTTTATGGCGCAACCATCTAGTAGAGCGGAGTTGAAAGATTATTGCCTCAAACAACTAGGAAAGCCAGTTTTAGAGATAAATGTAGATGATGATCAAATTGATAATCTAATTGATGATGCAATTCAATATTATCATGAACGTCATTATGATGGTATTGATCGTGTGTTTTTAAAACACAAACTCACTCCTGCAACCAAATCAACATTGGCTCAACCTGGACCTATAGGTTCTGCTACTACATCTCCAACTGTTGTTGGAGCTGGTTTGACATCTCTTTCTTATGTTGAAGGAGTAAACTATCTACCCCTTCCAGATTCAATTATTGGTGTTAATAGTATTCTTAAGATAAACTCTAGTACAGTTTCGGACGGTCTTTTTAATATTAAATATCAGTTATTTTTAAATGATGTTTATTATTATGGTGCATTAGATCTACTTAACTATGCTATGGTTAAAAGATATCTTGAAGATCTAGATTACTTATTAAATCCTCATGCTCAAATTCGTTTTAACAAAAAGAATCATAAGTTATACTTAGACATAGATTGGCAACAAGTTGGTGAGAATGAGTATGTAATTATTGATTGTTATAGAATCGTTGATCCTTCAGATGCTCCAAAACTTTACAATGATTGGTGGTTAAAGAAATACCTTACTGCTTTAATTAAAAAACAGTGGGGACAAAACATGATCAAATTTAATGGAGTTTTACTTCCCGGTGGAGTTCAACTAAATGGAAGACAAATTTATGATGATGGTGTAGCCGAGGTTGAAAAACTAGAACAACAATTAAAAGACGAGTACGAACTACCACCACTCGATCTCATAGGATAATATGTCACCATTAAATTCTTATTTCCTCCAAGGATCTCCGAGTGAGCAAAGACTCATTCAAGATTTAATTAATGAACAACTTAAAATGTATGGACAAGATGTTCTATACATGCCCAGAAAAATAGTTGGTGAAAATACTGTCATCAAAGAAGTTACTGCATCCAAGTTTGATGATAGTTTTCGTATAGAAGCTTATTTAATGAATTATGAGGGATTTAGTGGGAATGGAGATATTCTCAGTAAATTTGGTGTTAGAAGTAGCGATGAAATAAATTTAATAATTTCAAAAGAAAGATATGACGATTTTATATCCCCTTTACTTAAATTATGGCCAGAAACTGAAAGAAAGATAGCATATAGACCACAAGAAGGTGATTTAATCTGGTTTCCTTTAGATGAGTCTCTATTTGAAATCAAATATGTAGAACATAAAAAACCTTTCTATCAATTAAACAACCTTTATGTATATGAATTAAGATGTGAGAGATTTGAATATGAGGATGAAATTATTGATGTACCAGAGGTCGATCCAACTGGAATCGAAGTCAATGAATCTATCAAAGATCTTGGAAACATTTATACTATTCAAATGGTTGGTACTGGAGCAACTGTTGCAACAGCTACTGTAGGATTTGCAACTACAAATCCAAATTCCAAGTCTGTACAGTATATTGATTTAATCAATGATGGATATGGATATAATTCTGCTCCAATTGTTTCAATATCTACAGCACCTACTGGAGGATTGACTGCTACTGCTGTTGCTATAATGACAAGTAGATCTTCTAATCAGAGATTAGCCATTGACAGAATTTTAATCACAAATCCCGGATTTGGATATACTGAACCACCAACAGTAAGTATTTCTGGTGGTGGAGGTTCTGGTGGAATCGCAACAGCTGTCATCAATAGTGGAGTTCTAGGAATTATTGGTATTTCTTCTGGTGGTGTTGGTTATACAACTACTCCACAAGTTACGATACAGAAAATCTTTATTCCATCTGGTTCGGGAATATCATCAAACATTAATAATGCACAGGCTGAAGCAGTTGTTAACTCTAATGGAGTCGTTGTATCAGTAAGATATTCGAATGCTGGTGCTGGTTATACATTTACTCCAACAATATCTTTTACAGATCCAACTGCAACTACATTTGGTGATTATGATTATAATGAGGTTGTAACTGGAACGAGAACAGGAACGACCGGATATGTTAAGAGTTGGGATTCTACAAATAGAATACTCAAAGTAGCGATCGTTGACGGTACTTTTGCAAGAGGAGAAGCTATTGTTGGAGTTGCCGCGAGTTACAAAATATCCACTGTACAAACTAATGAGTTTTTGGATGCTTATGCAGAAAACATTCAGATTGAAAATGCCGCTGATGCAATTGTAGATTTCAGTCAAAGAAATCCTTTTGGTGAATACTAAATAATTATTACTCCCAATAAATTATAATGATATCAAATTATTTTTATCACGAAATATTGAGAAAGACCATAGTAGCTTTTGGTACGTTATTTAATGATATAAAAATTAAACATAAAGATAGTGCTGGAGATGATTTTAGTATCATTACGGTCCCTATAGCTTATGGACCCATACAGAAATTTTTAGCTAGAATTGAACAAGTACCAGATTTAAAAAGAAGAGTTGCTATAACTCTACCGAGAATGTCATTTGAGATGACTGGTATCTCTTATGATCCATCCAGAAAGTCATCTACAATGCAGACATTTAAAGCATTGGATTCTGATAATAATAATGAAATAACAAAATCTTTTTTGCCAGTTCCATATAATGTAAACATTAGACTTTCAATAATGGCTAAATTGAATGAAGATGCTTTACAAATAGTAGAACAAATATTGCCCTATTTCCAACCACACTTAAATCTAACAGTAGATTTAGCCTCAAGTATTGGTGAAAAAAGAGATATTCCAATGATTTTGGAAAGAATTGGAATAGATGATCAATATGAAGGAGATTTTACAACAAGAAGAATTTTAATTTATACTCTTGACTTCACAGCTAAAACATATCTATTTGGCCCTACTGGAAATGGTAATGATGCTCTAATTAAACAAGTTCAAGTAGATTACTATTCCAATACCAATAGAAACAATTCATCAAGACAATTAAGATATGTAGTAGAACCTAGGGCTCTTAGAGATTATAACAATGATGAAATAACGGTAATTTCAGAGGATGTTTCTACAGATATTACAGAATTTACAGTTTCTGATGCTACGTCTTTAGTTGAAAAATCATATATTCAAATTGATGACGAATCTATGTACATTCGTAAGATAAGTGGAAATACATTAACGGTTAATAGAAGTCAAGATGGTACGATAGCTTCTTCACATGCTTCTGGAACTGCAGTCAATGTTATTAATAGTGTAGATGATGATTTAATTGATCTTGACGATGATTTTGGATTTAGTGAATATCGTTATGATTATGGTGATGGTAAAGTTTATAGTACTACTAAAGGAACTGATGTATGAACTTTGATGATATTGACAAAGCTTTAGATATAGAACCAACAACGATTAAATCCGAAATAGTTAAAACAGAAGTAACTGATATTCAAAAACCTACAGAAAATCTTGATCAATTACAAAAGGATTATGAATATTCTAGGGGTCAACTTTACTCAATTATCGAGAAGGGTCAAGAAGCGATTAATGGAATTCTAGAACTAGCCCAAGAATCAGATTCACCTAGAGCATATGAAGTTGCTGGACAATTAATCAAGAATGTTGGAGATGTTACAGATAAACTTTTAGATCTTCAAAAGAAAATGAAAGATATTAATAAGGAAGAAAAAGGAGCAACACCGACAAGTGTTACTAACAATGCAGTATTCTTTGGTTCTACTGCAGAACTTCAAAAGTTCTTGAAGAGTTCCATGAATCAAGATACATCTAAATAATAGATAGACCACTAAGTAAAGAAATGAAGACATTCCGAAATTTTTGTGCCGAGGCTTATTCTATTAGTGAAATGGCAATGAATCCAAATAGTCGTTTCACTACAAGTGCTCAAAGAAATGCCTATGCTTCAAATCAGATTGGATCAAAGCAATTTTCTGACAGAGGTGGATATGCAGCCCTTAAAGCAGGTGGTGGACAAGCAGCACTAAAAAAAGGAAGTAGTGTGAGTGATGTTCTTTATGCGGGACAAAAGGCAAAAGCAGCAAAGGCACAACAAGATTTTTCTAACAAAATAAACAGACCTTCTCAACAGCAGTCTACACCAGTCAAAAAACCAATGGATGATTTTGCTGCTGGTGGTGGTGCAGCAAAGATGAAAGCAACTGGTATGACAAAAGATCAAGTGATTTCACTTGGAAAGAAAAACTTATCTAATCAAAAGTAATATGGAAAAACTTACCTTTAAAGAGTGGTCTATTCTCTCGGACCTCCAAACAATTGCACCTCTTGGAGAAGACTTTGAGTTCTCAATGGCTCGTGGAGAACTTAAGACTGCACAGGCAGCAATTACAAGATTGATGACCAAACTCAAAGGTGAAGGAGATCTAGAAGCGTGGGTACAATCCAAAATCACTAAAGCTGCAGAGTATCTTGATACAGTAGCTGATCATCTTACTCATGGAGAAGATGATACAGAAAGAAAATCTGATGTTAAAGAAGGGTTCAAAGGACACAAATCCATAGAAGAAATCGCAAAAAAGCATAAAGTATCTCCATCAGTTATCGAAAAACAACTTGAGATGGGGATGAAAGTTGAAAAGGAACATACTACAGATAATGATCAAGCAATGGATATTGCATTGCAACATTTAGACGAAATTCCAAATTACTACTCCAAACTTAGAAAAATGGAGAAGGTAAAGGAAGATTGGTCGGAAAAATATAAAAAGTCAATTGATTGTGATAATCCAAAAGGATTTTCCCAGAAAGCTCACTGCCAAGGTCGTAAAAAAAGAATGAATGAACATCTAGAGATTCTAGATGCAGACGGAAATCTTTTTGCAACTATTATTGATATTGTTAAAGGGTCTGATTATAAATTCAAAAGTTTTACTGAGCCTGTGAACGAAAAATGTTGGGATGGTTACAAACAACTCGGAATGAAAAAGAAAGGAAAGAAGATAGTTCCTAATTGTGTGAAGGAGAATTCCATTGATGAAGCCAACAAGAGTGGTGATAGTTCTTTGCGTGACTGGTTTACTAAGAGTCGCGCTTCTGATGGCACCCCTGGTTGGGTTCAACTGGGTGGTAAATACGCAGGGAAACCCTGTGCAAAACAACCAGGACAAACCACAAAACCAAAGTGTGGTTCCAGCAAAATGAAAGCAGAACTCTCCGATAAAGAAGAGGAGAGAGCATTCCGTCGTAAGAACCAGGAAGATCCAAACCCAGATAGAAAGGGTAAGGCTAAGATGGTTGCCACTGAGGAATTGGATAAAAGATTTGATTCTATGAGAAGTCGTGGTGGAAGAAGTGCCCCTCCAGAAGAAAGATCTGTTGGTGGTGAAATGAATAGAAAGAATAAAGATTATTGGGCAGACACTTTAGGTAAAAACAGAGATAGAGGAAAAGGAAGTAAAGCAAAAAGAAGGGCTGCAAAATTAGGTGAAGAAAAGGACGCATGTTATTCAAAGGTAAAATCTCGTTATAAGGTTTGGCCTTCTGCATATGCATCTGGTGCGTTAGTTAAGTGTCGTAAAGTTGGTGCTGCAAACTGGGGCAATAAAACCAAAAAAGAAGAATTTATTCCAGAAGAAATGAATGGAGTAAGATATTGCCCAAAGTGCCAAAAAAATGAAACATCTTCCGAATGCAAATACGGCGAAGGTTATTGGAAAATGTTCTCACTACCTTCTTCATTAGCTCCAGAAAAACCATATAGTATTGCAAAAGTTCACCCAGCAAATGAAAATGTGAGTTTTGAAATCGGTTCTGGACACAGACATGCACAAAGACAAGCAAAAATTCGCAATCTTGCAACTGGAACTACTAACAAAGGAGAGAAAGAAGCCGCACTTAGAAAACTAAGTGGCCCCTCTCTTCCTCTTGCAGACTCTGTTATTCAACCAGGACAATTGACAAACGAAGATTATCAACGGATACAATCTAGTGGTAATGTTTATACTATACTTTTTTCATGGAGAGGTAGACCAATGACAAATCTTCAACTTTTCTTCTCAAGTATGAAGAGGCCATCAAAAGATGAAGTGAAAAAGGAAATTGAAAAGTTTTATCCAGGCGCAGTTATAATGCAGTGGTATCCAAGTCCTACCGACCCAACAAAACCAATTGTAGTTATTCAAGGTAATTGAAATGAACGTAAATCCCTCTGAAATAGTACTTGAAGATATTAATAAGATGTTAATTTATGAACAACAATCGAGGGTTATAGATAAGTTAGATAGAGATGAAGCAATAGAATTTGCCAAAGCTTATTTTAAACTATATCTCAAACAACAAGAAGTCGTAGCAAGTTTAGCGAAATTGTAATTTTGTCTTATGAGTGATCAGGTATATCTTGGTAATCCCAACCTTAAAAAGGCTAATGTAGCCGTAGAATTTACACAGGAACAAGTTCTTGAGTTTGTAAAGTGCAAGAACGATCCTGTGTATTTTGCTAAAAATTATATCAAGATTGTTTCACTAGACTATGGTGAAATACCTTTTAGGATGTATCCATTCCAAGAGAAGTTAATTACAAACTTTCACGAAAATAGATTTAACATTTGTAGAATGCCTCGTCAGACAGGTAAATCTACAACTTGTGTTTCATATTTGTTACATTATGCAGTGTTTAATGATAATGTTAACATAGCTATTCTAGCCAACAAGGCATCCACAGCACAAGATCTACTTAGTAGATTACAATTTGCATATGAAAAACTGCCAAAATGGATGCAACAAGGTATCGTATCATGGAACAAACGATCTCTAGAACTGGAGAATGGCTCAAAAATTATCGCCGCATCTACTTCTGCATCTGCTGTCCGAGGCGGATCGTATAATATCATCTTTTTGGACGAATTCGCTTTCATCCCGAATCACATTGCTGATGAATTCTTTGCCTCTGTTTATCCTACTATATCGTCTGGACAAAGCACAAAAGTCCTAATTGTTTCTACCCCAAAAGGTATGAATCATTTTTACCGTATGTGGCATGATGCCGAACGCGGTAAAAATGAATACGTTCCCACAGATGTTCATTGGTCCGAAGTTCCAGGAAGAGACGATAAGTGGAAAGCACAAACTATTGCAAACACGTCAGAACAACAATTTAAAGTTGAGTTTGAGTGCGAATTTTTAGGATCTGTCGATACTCTCATATCTGCAGCAAAACTCAGATCTTTAGTTTACGATGATCCCATAAAAAGAAATGCAGGCCTTGACATTTATGAAGAACCTCAAAAGGATCATAATTATGTTTTAACGGTTGATGTTGCTAGGGGCGTAGAGAAAGATTATTCAGCATTTACAATTTGTGATACAACAAGTTTTCCATATAGACTTGTAGCAAAATACAGAAATAACCAGATTAAACCAATGTTATTTCCGAGTATTATCAAAGATCTTGCAGTCGCTTACAATAAAGCATATGTTTTAGTTGAAGTTAATGACGTTGGTGAACAAGTTGGACAGATTCTTCATATGGATTTGGAATATGATAACGTCCTTATGTGTACGATGAGGGGTCGTGCTGGTCAATTAGTGGGTCAAGGGTTTTCTGGTAAGAAATCTCAAATGGGCGTGAAGATGTCCAAAAATGTCAAAAAGATTGGATGCATGAATCTTAAGACTTTAATAGAAGAAGATAAATTAGTCATTAAAGACTATGAAGTGATCAGTGAACTCACAACTTTCATTCAGAAAGCTAATTCTTTTGAGGCTGAAGATGGTTGTAATGATGATCTTGCAATGTGTCTAGTTATTTTTGCATGGTTAATCATGCAACCATACTTCAAAGAAATGACGGACAATGATGTTCGTAAAAGGATTTATGAAGAACAAAAAAATCAAATTGAACAAGATATGGCCCCTTTCGGATTCATTTCTGATGGGTTAGATAGTGGAGAAAGCTTTGTTGATGAAGATGGCGATCGTTGGCATGTTGATGAATATGGAGACATGCAATATATGTGGGATTATAGATAATGGATTTTGATGATCAATTTGAATTAGAACATTTATTTCTTACTGAGAGAAAATGTAGAAAGTGTGGAAAAGTAAAAGATCTTATTGATGGTTTTTATCTTACGAGAAAAGGTAGAGGTGGCATAGCATCAGCATATTCATATGAGTGTAAAAATTGCACTATTCAAAGAATAGTCTCCAGTAGAATGACTAATAGAGTTTTTGATAAATGGGAATATCCTGACTGGTAATTTTTGTTCATGTACTGTTTCCCCAATATAAAGTTAGCAAATAATAAATATTTGTAGTCAAGTTGAAACTTCTTTAGAGGGAAAGACATGTCGCTAAACTTAGTATCACCAGGCGTAAAGGTCAGAGAAGTTGATCTTACTGTAGGCAGAATCGATGCAGTAAATGATCAAGTTGCAGCAATCGCCGGCCCATTTCTTAGAGGACCTATTGGACAACCAGTTCTAGTAGAGACCGAACAGGATCTTTTAAACACATTCGGCAAACCATCTAATACTGATGGTCAGTATGAATATTGGTTAACTGCATCCTCATATCTCTCTTATGGAGGAACATTAAGAGTTATTAGATCAGATGATGATGAATTAATCAACGCACATGCAGGTGTTGGTGGAAGTGCCGTAACTCTAAAAATAAAATCACAAGAAGATTATCAAAATAATTATACAAGTTCAACCGGATGGTTTTTTGCTTCTAAAGAAGCAGGATCTTGGGCTAATGGATTGAAAGTTTGTGTAATTGATAGTGCTGCAGACCAAAGAGTTTCTATTGGTACTTTTGGTTTAGCTGTAGGTTATGCTATGACTTGCGGAGTCAGCACTTCATATGTAACTTCTTCAGGAACTGTAGAAACTTTCAATGGATACATCAAGGGAATTATTACAAAAGTTAATGTTGGTAGTGTGGATGTAAAAATTGTAAGTAGACATGATTCAACTACCGGATTAAGTACTTCCGTTTCATATCAAACAAATGGACTCAATAAAATATTTCAACAACCAGAAGGTGAGGGAAGTATTTACTATCAAGTCTTTAATAATGTAGGAACTGCTACTTCCCTAGAGAAGTTTAGAATTTCTAATGCAGCTACAATCGGAATCGGATCTACTGTAGTAGCAACTACCGCTTCAATATCAAATAATGTTGAAGTTGGTGATTTAATTCAATCACTGAATAGTACATTTAAAGCAAGAGTGGTTGGACTAGCAACTGGTCAAATCATCGTAGATACAGTTTCTCCTGTTGCGCTTGCAGCTACAACTTTAGTTGTAACCTATGTCAGAAATTCTATAGATGGAACTTTAAGTAGAGGTGAGGGGTTACTTCCTAATAGTGATCTTAATTCAGTAGTCGATTGGTATGATCAACAGACTTTAGGATTAACTAATTCTACTGTATTTTGGAAAAACATTGCTCCTAGACCAGGAACATCTCAGTATACCGACTCAAGAAATGGAAAAAATGATGAGGTACACGTAGTTGTAGTCGATGATAGTGGATCCGTTTCTGGAATATCTGGTAACATTCTAGAGAAATTTACCAATCTGTCAAAAGCTACAGACGCCAAAATTACTCCAAGTGAAAATATTTACTATAAGACATATATTCAAAATAATTCAGAATATATTTACGCTGGCGAAGTAGATGCTTTACTTTCTCCTTCATTCACATCCCTGGATGGTTATGTATTATCCAGTGGAGGGTCAATCGCTTGGGGTCAGGAAGCAAATTCAACTACTTTTGGACTTTCTGGTGCAAAAACTTATTCATTACAAAATGGCCACAACTATGGAGCTGGTAATGGATATTCTGTGAGTCTGGCAAATATCCTAAGTTCTTATGATATACTATCAAACCCAGCAGAATATAATATAAACTTTATTCTCGGTGGTCCAAGTGGTGGAGAAACAATCTTTGATTCTCAAGCAAAAGCAAATAAACTTATTTCCATTGCAGAATCAAGAAAAGATTGTGTAGTAACCATATCCCCACACAGAAGTGGTGTTGTAAATGTAACCAATAGTGATACCCAAACATCGAACATAATTAATTTCTACGATTCAGTATCTTCAAGTTCTTATGCAGTATTTGATTCTGGATTCAAATACATGTTCGATAGATTTAATAATCAGTTTAGATATATCCCATTGAATGGAGATATTGCTGGACTCATGGCAAGAACATCTATTAATAATTATCCATGGTTCTCCCCAGCAGGAGCTGCAAGAGGAACTATCAACAATGCGGTTAAACTTGCATACAATCCAAGTCAAGGTCAAAGGGATCTTCTTTATCCTAAGAGAATTAATCCAGTTATTTTCTCTCCTGGATCCGGAATTATTCTTTTTGGTGATAAAACAGGACTTTCTTATTCATCAGCTTTTGATAGAATAAATGTTCGTCGTCTATTCCTAACCATCGAAGAGACCATTGAAAGAGCTGCAAGAGCCCAACTATTCGAATTCAATGATGCTGTAACAAGATCAAACTTCTTGAATATTGTTGAACCATATCTCCGTGATGTAAGGGCAAAGAGAGGTATAACAGACTTCTTAGTTATTTGTGATGAATCCAATAATACTCCAGATATTATTGATTCAAATCAATTTAGGGCTGATATTTTTGTAAAACCAGCACGATCAATTAACTTTGTTGGTCTAACTTTTGTTGCTAACAGAACTGGAGTTAGCTTCGAAGAGATTGTCGGAACCGTTTAATTCTTTAAGATAAAACATCAATCCCTACCGAGGTAAAAACAATGGCTGCACAATTTTCAAATACATCAACCTTTCAACAAAGAACTCTAGAAGATTTTAAATCAAAACTAATTGGTGGTGGTGCTAGACCAAATCTATTTGAAGTAGAACTTGGTTTTCCCACATTCGCTACTGGTAATGACACTACTATCTCAGAGTTATCTAGATTTATGATCAAGGCAGCTAACTTGCCAGCTTCAAATGTTGGAGTAATTGAAGTTCCTTTTAGAGGAAGAAATTTAAAGATAGCTGGAGATAGAACCTTTGATGTGTGGACTATTACAATAATTAACGATGTTGATTTTAAATTAAGAACAACATTTGAAAAGTGGATGAATGCAATCAACAAACATGATGATAACTCTGGTTTAATTAATCCAGCACAGTATCAAAGAGATGCTATAGTAAAGCAGTTTGGAAGAGCTTCTATCCAAAATGCTACTGGAAACGTTGCTGATCCTGCAATTACAATTGGAACGACATTACCTGTTCTAAAGGCTTATAAGTTCTACGGAATATTCCCAACTTCAGTAAGTGCGATTGACCTTTCCTATGATTCTGCTGATACAATCGAAGAATTTACTGTAGATTTACAAGTTCAGTGGTGGGATGCTCTCGATAATGGTGGAGCTTCACAATTATCTACTACTGAGACCCCAACTGCGGAACTCTAATAAATAGTAGAAACTAGTTCACCCTTGAATAATGCCTAAATTATTTGGTTTTAAAATCCAAGATTCGGAGGACGATAGATCTAAAAAGTCTATCGTCTCTCCTGTTCCGGAGAATCAAGAAGATTCTTCGGACTTTTATGTGTCTAGTGGATTTTATGGACAATATGTTGACATTGAAGGAGTTTATAAATCAGAATATGATTTAATTAAAAGATATCGTGAAATGGCTTTACATCCAGAGGTGGATGGAGCTATAGAAGACGTTATAAATGAAGCAATAGTATCTGATCAAAATGATTCTCCAGTACAAATAGACTTATCGAATGTACCCGCTTCAGATAAACTCAAAAAAATTATTAGAGATGAGTTTATCTATATTAAAGAAATTTTAGATTTTGATAAAAGATGTCATGAGATTCTAAGAAATTGGTACGTAGACGGTAGAATTTATTATCATAAAGTTATAGATTTAGAAAAACCACAAGAAGGAATTAAAGAAGTAAGATATATTGATCCTACAAAAATTAAACTTGTAAGAAAAATTAAAAGAGATGGAAAACATGTTTTGAATCCATCTTTTATGGTTACTGATGGTAAATCAGGGAACGTTA